CGCCCCCTCTTGCGTTTATAAACGCAAGGGAGAAGAGTTTGCTATGGCCATGGAATCGAATGATGTAACGGAACAAGGGCCCCACGAAACCTGGTATGAGAACGGTGTGAATCGTTCGTCCAGATCCGCGAGGTCTACGTCCTTCATTGTTTTTCCATCCCCCGCCAAAAATTCTGGCGGTCCACTACGTAAGCCTTCACCCATCTCGTTCACCAAAACGGTTGATTCCGCGGTGCACGGGACGGAGGACTACGTACAGTGGGGGCGTTTAGCAGAGGAGCCACCGTCAACTTGGCGGCCGGTTCCAATGCAACAACGCGGCTGTTTTGGCTTTGGTTACTCCGACATGTACCCCGACGTGACCCCTTCAGTGCTTGCGCAAAATACCGCGTATAACAAAGCACTGTCGAAGTTCTACGATGGGATTCGTAATTCGGAAATAAGCCTGAACACATCTGTTGGTGAGGGTCGTGAGACCCTTCAGATGTTAAATAGCATAGCACAGAGATTCCGGACCGATAAATACCGGACCCTTTATAAGGCGACTCAAGACTTATCTCGAGCGCTGAAGAAGGATCCACGCGGTACGGTTGCTTCTGGGTGGCTTGGTTGGCATGTCGGGTGGAAACCCTTCCTGCAGGATTTACAAAATCTGTTCAATCATTTCACTAAGCTACAGACCCAACCTCACATGGATTTTGTGGGGGTCGTAAAGGCACGTGGCTCTAGTTATGAGCAAAAGACGTGGTTTGACCTTTATGGCAAAAATGTGCACTCGCAGGAAGGGCTCTATCGTTCCGAGCTCGGCTGTAAGTATCGCATTTCGGATCTGACTCTGTTTAACCAATGGCAGCTGGGTTTGACTGTCCGTCCGACCCTAGCTTGGGAGCTCACCACGTTGTCGTTTGTTGTCGACTATTGGGTGAATGTGGGACAATATCTGGAAAACCTCGAGGCTAGTATCCTGCAAAACGGGATTACGATCATCGATGGCTACCGGACGTCTTCATATAAAATCAGTGACACTGTTGTGAAACAGGGTACCTGGGCTCCTCCAGCAGATCCCAATCTGGGTGGTCCCTCTGGGATCCAGATTGTAGGCAGAGATTTGAGGGCGTATAAGGAAATCACGCATAAAAACCGTGAGCTCCTGTCGTCCTTTCCATCCCCTGTGCTGCCAACCTTTAAAATCCCAAGGAGTGCGCCCCAAATTCTTACCATGGCGGCGCTTCTCTCAAACTTCATTCCGAAGAAGAGGTAAACAATGATTACGAACATGGCAAACCTTGCCCTGGTGGACAAAGCCGCAACGCCGGTTACTCACCAGTATACCCCCGCACCTTCCGCCAACGGCCTTGCGCGCTGGGCAGACAAAGAGCATAATGGTGGCATCGCCATCGGTTACGCTTCAATCTCCTACCGCATCAAGGAACCGGTCAACGGAAACGGTCTCTTCCGCCACACCCTCGACTTTACCTTCCCGAAAGTTGATTCGACCGTGCCAGCTCGTCCCGTTCTTGTTGGGATCGCGCGTGCAAAGGTCGAGTTTACTTTTCCTGACATTTTGAATGATCAGGAACGGAAAGACATCGTTCGTATGGTGCACTCGGCTCTGGCTCAAGATTCGGCCTCAACGCTCGGCGATAACATCGCCATGCAAGCGCAGCCTTATTAACAAGCCGGGGGATCTTCACTATGTTTAAAACAGCATATATGGGAGCAGTTGTCTCCTTGTGTGAGGATTTAAGGACGCCCATCGCACTCCAGGCGGCAGAGCTTCTTCGCTCTGGTCGCCATCTCGAGTATTTGCAACTCGAGATTAAATGGGATGCGTATGGCCTGAACCATCTGCGCAGCTTCCGTAACGACTACCTCGCAGTAGAGCTCCTGAGTAAATATCAGGGGCTCGATACGGGGATCGACACGGCGGCTGTAGCGCTCAGCGGCTTCACCACCGCTGAGGAACAATGTAAGGCAACGAACGTTCGACTCACCGACTACGCTAGCCCTGAGTGGGCGCGTTGGGCGCCGATAATTTCATCGGCACAACGAAAAATACAGCGTGTTATCGGTGACCGTCCGCGAATGGCCTCGTTGTTGGATCGGTTCAAGTGGGGTAAGGGCGCTACGTTTTCGTGTAAAAGCGAGGATGTACGCGCAGATCTAAAGCTTCTTGAGAAGCGAATCAGCGTCACCCCTCAGGCTTTGCCGTACTTACGTGCGGCAATGGCGACCGATTACGCGTGGTTACATTCACGCGGTGTCGACGCCTCGGGGCCCACCTCCCTGCTTTCCAAACACGATTTTGATATCGTGCGAGGTAGTAGAGGAGTAACGGTTCCGAAAAACGCGAAGACTGACCGGTTTATCGCCGCTGAGCCAAGTGGGAACATATTCCTACAACTCGGCGTCGGTTCATTACTGCGTCAGTGCCTGCTTCGCACAGGTGTCAATCTTGATGATCAACGTGAGAATCAGGATCTTGCCAGGGTAGCTCTGAATCACGGCTTAGCAACCGTGGATCTGAAGTCTGCCTCAGACACCATCGCATGGGAGTTAGTATGGCTACTGCTCCCTCTGCGTTGGGCCGAATGCCTTACGGCGCTCCGGTCCCCTGAAATGCTCATTGACGAAGTCTGGCACCCTCTGGAGAAGTTCTCCAGTATGGGTAACGGGTTTACGTTTGAGCTTGAGAGTCTCCTTTTCTGGTCTTTAGTGACTAGTTTGGTTGATTCGAAACAGGAATACGCAGGCATCACCTCTGTATATGGCGACGACATCATATGTCCCTCCGTTGCAGTGCCCGAGTTGGTGGAGCTTTTCCGCTTCGTTGGTTTCACAACTAACAAGAAGAAGACCCATTATACCGGCTTTTTCCGCGAATCTTGCGGAAAGCACTACTTTGGAGGAAAAGATGTTACCCCTGTATATCAGAAAGAAGTACCAAGCTGGAACGAAAAGAAGACATATCGGCCTAACGAGACGCGCGATTTTTGCGCGCTTTATCGGGCTCGTAATCGTCTTTTCTACCACGCTTTGGATCGAGGTGCCATGGTTGAAAATGGCACAGCTTATGCTGACAGTGCTTTCCGCAGGACAATAAAACTCCTTGATTCGGAAATACTTAAGCAGGGCCCCGTCGATCTCGTTCCCATTGTAGCAACATCGCAACACGTCTCGTTCTTCCGGCAGCAAAACCTAATCCTTAACGGATCACGCCTTACGGCGTCTGACTACGATAGTAGTCGAAACCCTATTTTGGACATCGGTCTAGCTGTTGATGAAAGGCGCTTGGCGCAAAGCGGTGGTGGATATCGTGGGAATGTACTTCGCTTTAAGGGATGGTCAGATGCTTGGGTCTATAAAGGACTCCGGTTTAAGGCTAAGAAGTTCCCTGGAGTTGGTGGTGCGTTGTTAGCGATTATGCTACGTTCACCCTCTAGCGAGCCCCACGCGGGGTTCGTGACGAGGAGGGCCGTGGGAAG